TAATTGCCTGTTGAGCCACATCTGGAGCAACCTGCGCCACTGCTTGAGCAAACTGACGTAATCCATCAGCGCTGGTCATATCAAACTGTGAAGCTAACTGTCTAACTTGAGTAGCACGATTAAGTTGCTCATCACCACCAAGGAGCTGATTAACGCCTCGACCAATACCAGCACTACCTTGATAGATTGCCATGTTAGCCCGCTGTAACGGGTCTAGTTGTGCAAATCTAAATGCGTTAGCAGTATCAGCAGCAGCTCGTTGTTGTTGCAACGCAGCAGGATCAATACCAAATAAACTATTTACGATGTCAGCCATGTTAATTCCTTTTACTAAATGTAGGGACTTTCCCACGATTCAAAACCAGTAGAACCTGTCGGCGCTCTTCCTAAATCAAATAATCCACTTCCATAACGATTATAAGGATTTAAACCAGAACCACCAATACCCATATCAGCAGATAAACCACCAAATCCACCACCGCCTCCCATAGCACCTCCTAGACCGCTAAGAGCTGTTCCAAAAGGACTGTAACCTTGGTAGTTGCCGTATGCACTAGCTGCAGCACCTTGTGGTTGCATATACAGATTACCCGCTGATGCTCCTGCACCAGACTGTAGACGAGCTAGTTCTTGACTCATCGCAAATGGTTGTTGTCCTAGACTTTCTACTGTTCTTGCTAAACCAAGCTGTGTCTCTAGAGGACCGTAACCGGCAGACGTTAGACGAGGTACTTGACCTAGTAGTTCTCCACCAGTACCAAATAGACCAGCGCCAAAGCGTGTCTGTGCCATTCCTTGTTCTTGCCCACGAGCAGCTAATTCTAAATCTTGTCGTGCTAAAGAATTATAATATGCTTGCAATTCAGGAGAAGTAGGAGCGCCTCCTGTGCCAGCTTGTACACCTAAACCACCACGACCACGAGCAAACAAGTTACTACGAACACCAGCTAACTGAGCTTCTCTACTTGGCGCTAATAATGCTTGTTGTTGGCTAACATATTGCTGTGCTGCCTCTTGTGGCGATTGTGCTAAGTATTGTTGACCTAGATTAAATAACGAAGCTGCGCCACCCATAATAGGCTGTGCTGCTTGTCCTAGCTGAGTAGGATCATATCCACCAGCACTTGTTAATAAACGATCACGGATAGCTTGAAGTTGTGGAGTTAATTCATATCCAGCTTCTTCAACTTGTCCAAGTTCATTAGTTCTAAATCGAGAAGTTCCAAAGCCAGTTGTCAGTCCAACAGGACGAAACTGTGCCATCTGGGACGAACGTAGTCCTGCGGCTCGAAGAGACTCTGCTTGTGTTTTAGCAGCGTCAGCTCCTTTGCTTCCGCTAATCAGACCTCCAGCTACGCCTAATACTGGACCTGCGAATGACGCTATGCTACTACCCATGATTAATCACTCCAATAATAAATATATATTATGTTACCTTTTAAACTAACTTCGTGTGAAAACAGTTTAAAACCTAACGCTGCAATAAACTTTAAATAACCAGTGGTCTCATATTCTTTGCAGCAATATAACGGACCACCGTGTAAATCTGTAAATGTATGCCAATCTTTCTTTAATGATTTAAATACTGCTGGACTCCAGTTATACACATCACAGTGTATGAACGGTAGACCTTGGAACTCTTCTATGTAAAACTTATAATCCGGTCTAATAATGACTGGAATCTTTTGCATCAGGTCTTCATTATGAAGGCGAGGGCGTAGTAAGGGGGTAAGTTCTGATTTGTACCGCTTGAGCCTTCTGTACTGTTAGATACAGAAATTCCTGTGGATGCTGATGGTAATGCACCGGGGCTTGCAAAGCCACCGCCGGGCGCAGCAATACTAGCACCTGCCCCAAGCGCAACATCTGCGCCTCCGTGCGTATGTGTTGGATCAGTAACAGTTGCTGTATGAGTATGGCTGACAACAATAGCATCTTTAGAACCGCCAGTCACGGTATTGCCGCTAGTAACGGTAGTATTCGCTACGCCAGTAACATCGCTATGAGCACCAATAATAAATCTGTTACGAAGGTCAGGAGTGCTGTTAGAACCGTTACACAATACCCATCCAGAAGGAATGGAAGCAATCGTTCCAGACCACATAGAGATAAGACCACTAGGAATAGCATTTGCTAGTACAAAAGCAGTAGTAGCTAGTTGTGTTGTATTTGTTCCAGCAGTGGCAGTAGGGGCTGTAGGAGTACCAGTTAAAGCAGGACTATTTAAGTCTGCCTTAGACGAAATAGCAGAAGCAACAGCAGTTAACTCAGTATCAATCTCAGCACCTTTAACAATCTTTCCTGAGTTACCTGTAGGTAATCCGTCTTTAGCTGTAAAATTAGTAGCTTTTGTGTAATTACTCATATCAGTTCCTTAGATTAAAGTCTTTCCTTTTTTGATTCCTACGTCAATCTTCTGAATTGATAGAGGATTGCCGTTGATGTCTGCTTCTAATCCTAGCTGCATAACTGTGCCTTGACCGCCAGCATTGACATTAAATCGATCTAAAACAATACCTGAACTATATTCAGCAATGTTGTATTCGCTAGATCCCGGTATCGCATCAGTGGTTGAGTTATTATATTCATAAACATTTGCAGGGTCTAATAGATATGTTGTGGCTTGATAGCCTTCGCTGTAATCAAAACCCCACTTAACAGCTACTGATTGATTTGTACCGCCAATCAATACCCAGCCAATCTTCTTTAATACCTTTAATGCAGTAGAAGCATCAAAATCAAAATAGTTAGTGTAGTACTGTAAACGATATGAAGAAGTGTTGTCAGCGTACCCAAAGTATTTAGCAATATATCCCGGTTTACCAATAAATAAGTTACGATCTTGTGTTACACAAAAAGCCTTTGGCTCAATACTGTCCCAAACCGTTACACGCATTGAGTTATCTTGTAATGCAACTCGTGTGTCAAAGCAATAGACAAACTTACTAGTAGGTAATGTTAATAGATAAATAGCATCACGTTCATAGTAGATACTTTTAATCTTAGTCAAGTCTGTTTCTGACGCTACCGCTGACATAAGCTCATCACGAACATTCTTAGAGATATCACGCATTGGTAGCGACTTCTCTTGAATCACTCGTGAGAGGCTACGAACACCTGCGTCAGATAAGAACAATACGTCTGTGCCTAAGCTCTGCACTGAATCACGAGCAATACATCCTACGTTGTTTAATACTTCAACTAATAATAACCCAGCAGTATCTAATGGGTTAGCATAAATAGCTGTGTGTTTCTTACCGAAGAATATGATATATCCATTGTGTGCTGCAGCAGCGACTATCGGATCACCATTCGGTATAACTTCTTGCAGGTTTAAATAACCAGCAGAACCATTTAAGAAATCAGTCCCGGCTAGTAAATCGCTGAAGTATACTGTCTGCGTATCTCCACTGATACCACCACACCAGATTCTACCGTAAGCCGACAATACCCAACTAGGCATAAAACTTGTTGTTGTGTGGTTAGCAGGTAAAGTTCCTCCATCACCTACTCGCTGGAATCCTAATGTACCGCTATCGTGATCGTGAAACGATCCACCTGAAACAGGTAACTCATGATAGATTAACATAGGATGACTAGCCTGTGCTAAATAGACGTGAGGAATAAAGTCTGTAACATCGCCGTAAGCTAACGCAGCACCTTGCCAATTATTAGCGGTAATCGTGTAGGTTGCATCACCACTGTTGTCTGTATTGCGTACTGTCTTAGTAGTCATCGTAGTTGTTCCTACGAATAACTTATTGTTACCAGCACTTAGTACATCTGTACCAGCTCCAGTAACTACTTCAAAGATAAACTCTACTGGATTGCTAGATGTTAAATCCGTGTTGACAGTAGTATTAACAGGACTCCAGCCACGTCTTGCACCGATACGACCGTACTTGTCGATAACACAGTTCTGTGCTTTTAATGCAAAACCAGACGACAAAGTAATGCTAGACTCTTGTAGATTGAGTCCATAGAAACCCGGCGCAGCAATCGATTGTGTTAGTAACTGACTAGCCATTAGACCCAGTTCCACTGAGATTCTTCAATATAGCGACTTGATTCTAACGACACAGCATCGGCTAAACTCTGACGATATAACGCATAAGTCTCACCAGACTGTACTCCGCCGTCTTCTCCACGCTCTGCTTGCGCCCTAGCCAATGCTCCTAAGATGACTGGCTCATCAGGAACCAGAAGTACATCAGCGTTAACTGCTAGAGGTACTTGTGGTTTAATAATGTTAAAGCGAAGGTTATAAGCACCGTTAGGGATTGGAAATAGATCAACCTGAGTATCGCCGTTGCTGTTTGTACCATTAAAGTTATAGTACATTGGACTGCCCTTTTGTGCTGTCGTCAGCAAGAACTGCTGATCCATCCATATAGTAGGAGCATTCTCAACAAAGAAGTTATCGGTGTCATTAAGAACATCAATAACCCTAAAGCGTTGTCCAGAACCTGTTAATACATAGTTAAATACATCGGCTGTTGTTGTAGCAGACAATGTCTCTGATAAAGCATTCCAGTTATAGGAATCCTCAACTTGACGCTTAGAATCGTTGACATAACGAGCAATGAGCTTAACATAGGCGTTATCAGTTACCGAAGAAGCCTCTGGCTCTCGTAAGCGTATTAGTACGTCATTAACAAGTTGGATATAATTCATTGAAGCCATGTGCTATCCTATCATAGTTTGATGGGTTTGTCAAGCAAAATCTTAACAATCCCACTTCTTTAATGCTAAGGCTTTACGAGTAGGTCTACCTTTCTCGTCCTTCATCGGACCTTTAACTCCTCCCATCCTTGCACAGAAGCTCTTACGTCTTCCAGCCGCTTTAGGGGACTTTGCAGCCTGTTTAGCAGAAACTGGAGGCTTGAGGTCAGCCCCTTCAGTTCGCTTGAAATAAGCCCTTCCTTTGGCGTTTAAACCGCCTTTGGGATCCTGATATACCTTCTTTACCATTATTTCTTCTTCTTAGCTGTTTTAGCAGATTCTTTAAAGTCCTGCGCCGAAGGTGCGCCTTTGCTGCCTACCTTACGCATCTTCTCGCCTGAGCCAGCCTTGATACGACGACGCTTGGCGGCGATATTGGCATAGAGTCCGGGTTTAGTAGCCACGCATTGCACCCATCTTCTTAGCTGGCTTAGATACTACTTTAGCCCCAGTCTTCTTAGCATACGACTTAGCTTGCTTCTTACCCTTAGTTGTATAGGGGAACTTCTTATCTTTAACCATTGGCATAGCTTTTCTCCTTAGTTATATTGCTGTACGGTACTGCGTTGCTCTAATTCTACTGTAATAACACAGCCGGGCTGAGTAGCTCCCGATTCAATAAACACACGAATCTCATCACCTTCATCTAGGATTACATCTGAACCATCAAACTTTAAGAACTCTTTAGCTCCTAAAGGATAATCATATACAATAGGAATCTCGACATCGGCACTCTTGTCATACCACCATGCTCTAAAGTTCTTAGCAGAGGCTGTACCATTATAGGCATATAACAAAGACCACCTAGCAATGTTTCTTGTAGGTACAGTAAACATCGTTGTTACTGTGTTAGTAGTTAGTACTTTGCCTACGGAATGTGGTCTACTCATTTAAGTACCAAGGTTAACAATGTTATGATAATAAATCCAGCAGTGCCAAGAAGAATCTGTTCTAGTCTCTTTAGTCTAGCATGAATCTGTTCGTATCGAACTTTACAGACTTCTTCGTGGCTTAGTAGTTTGAGTTCAGCGTCAGTCATTTCAATCCCATTCTTTCTCTAATTTTGGTTGCGGATATATCGGTTATGGTTTTATCAAAGGTTTCTTGCTCAATCTTGTAGCCTACATCTCTGCCGTAGGTGATGTTTGTAATATTAGGAACGACCTGTATCTCGTACTGACCTTGGAATAGTGGGTCTAAGTCTCTCTTAATATTAGATTTTACTTGCTCTATTGCAAATGGGTTAGAACCTTGCCAGCCCTGACAATCCCTAATCTGTATGACTACCTGACCTGTCTTGGCAATAGCTCTCTCAAACAAGGCTCTGTGTCCATCGTGCCAAGGTTGCCATCTGCCTAGCATCTGTACTGTTTCTTTCTGCCAGTTAAAGTTAGGTCTGCGCCTGTCCTCAATAATGTGGTTGCCAATAAACTCTGCCCACTTCTCGCAATCTTGCTCGGTTACTCTAAAGTCATAAACTGTTGGTTGGATAAATGCTTTGTTGGTATCTTCGTACCGCCCAGCATCAATGGTATCCATCCAGATAGTCCAATCAGCTTTAAAGTTATTACGCATCTCTACGAGAGGTGCTACAAAGTCGCAGATTACATAGTCACCACCAGCTTCTAGGGCGAATTGAGCCATGCGTAGGGATTGACGAATACGACCCTCATTGGAGAAGTCCCAATCGTTGTACTTTTTACGAACTTCGTCAGCATTGAACCAGTTAACCTGTGCGTTAAAACTAGTAAAGGCTTCACCATAATCTCTACGAGTACCATTTATTTCTAAATACTTCTTTAGGGCTTGTGCTAAGTAAGTCTTACCAGAGCCGGGTAAACCCATAATTAGTATTTTCTTCATTTATCTCTCTAAGTTATCGTTTCTAATGGTGCTTCGGTCTGTTCCTGCTCTGTTTAATATCGTGGTATTTGCACGACTTCCTTCGTCATAAGCATATACGCCCATCTGATGAATTGGAAATATATCTGCTCGTAACATACAATCTAAAGAACTATTAATACCATATTTTAATACATGAGCAAGCATATTCTTTGCTACTGCTGGGTCTATAGAGTAAGAGTGCGCCCTACACATAAAATGATAATTTGCCCCCATTGAACCATGTGGCGGGGTTGGTAACACTTTCCAGTTTTGCTTTACTTGCTCATTACAGCCTAGATACGAAATAGAGTTATACATAGTATGCTCACGATAAGGTGCAACCATAATAGCGTCATGCTCTAAAACAACCAACGGCATATCATCTTCTACACATTTTGCCCACAAACTAATGTGGGATAAAGCACAAGCCACTTCTGACCTAGTTAAAAAATGATCGGCAATCTTTACCATTTTCATAAAAGGATTTAGGTTCTCTGGTGGATTAATATCATCCTTTGTTCCATCAAACGCATCCCAATACTGGTACTTCATCCCAACTTTATTGCATGAATCTGCACATCGTTTAGCTAATGACTCTGATAATTCATGTCCTTTTAGCCTGATAATGTACGCACCACTAATATTTACATCATAAGAAAGAAATAATGATTTCAAATTAAAGCGTCAAGTTGGTCATGCGTAGTACAAGCATCAATAGCAGTTTGTCTTGGTGCAATACCATCTTTAGCAGCTTGTAGGGCTACTGGGTCATAAGTAGATGGATCGGCTGCTTGCTCTCTAAATAACCTATTAAATGCCATCGCAGCTTGCTGTTTCATGCTTTCTTTGCGGTCAGATACAGTTACATCTGCAATACCATAGACGATTTCTACAGGGTCTTTAGTTAAATCAAAGGTATGACCTGTGTAGTATTGACGATGAGGAATGATGGTAGGCTTTACTTCAATGGCATCTTTCCATCCTGCTCTGCCGTCAGGCGGGGTATCCCAACAATCTTTAACTTCACCATTTTCAATGCGAACATATAAACTCATTTTATTCTCCTTACTTGTTCCTTAAATTCACCAGTTACTTTAGCCAACGGGGTATCCCAATCGCCAAACTTTTCTTGTCTAAACAGCTTAACATTACGATACCAAATGCTTGTGTCCTTACCATCAGCCCATAAATAATAAGGCAATACAGGACTAATAATCCAAGTTTCTTTACCCATCGCTGCCGCTAAGTGTGCTACTGAGGTGCAAGAACTAATGACTTTATCTACGCTTTCGATGACTGCCTTGGTGTGTAGCCAAGTGTCTAAGCAAGGCTTTTGCACATGGTCAGGAATGTTATCTATCCCTACATCTCGTTGCAAACTAATTAACTCTGCTGGTATTGTAAACAAAGGTGTTGGTTCAAATACCCGATTATGCTCATGCTCAAAGCGTGGGTTGCCTTGCCACCGCAGTCCAATCTTGCCGTTAGGTTTAATCGTTTTGCAATGAATATAAGGGGCATTGTTGACTGTCAAAAAGCTAAGATAGCCTGACATCCCTAGTACATGGTAATCATGGTAAACACCGCCAGCAGCCCTAGACTCGACTACCGCAGAAACCCCGTCTACCAACATCATTAAACCAGCCAATTCAGGCATACAGGAAACCACACAGACACCGCCACGACTAACAATCTCTCTAGCCCATCTAGCAGCGTGTATTTGGTCTCCTCGACCACCTTCTAATGCCAATAAAACAACCTCGCCATTTAAGGGTCTGCCATCGTATCTTGGCATTGACGAGGGGTTTTGATTACCAAAGATTTCCTCGTTGCGACCCCTATCCAATAATTCAAAGCCTTCTTTTAAGTTGCCATGTCTTAATGCGTACCAACCACGATTAAAGGCTGCTCTGTCATCATGCGGTCTTGTTTCTAAAAGAATCCTACACATTGCCTCAGAAGTTTCAAACTCACCACGCATAGCAGCTTCTACTTGGAAGTCTAGTATGTCTTTTTTAGGCTCTGTTTCACCCTTCCAAAACTTAGGGGCTTCAAATCTGTATTCAAACTCACCTAAAATTTCTTTAGCGGATGTGCCTGTGTTCTTTAGTTCAGGCTTAATGTCGTGTAGTCCAACAATACCCCAAGCGTTTTCGTCATCTTCTGCAACCGACTTACCATCTATTTTATTAAAGTCATGGACAAACGGCTTAAGATTCCAAAAGGATTCTATCTTTGTAATGACCGCCTGTGGGTCTGACATTAACTCATCGTATTCAACAAATAGGATGTTCTCAGGATGCTCGGTATAACCCTCATGTAAGGCAGCGTAAGAACCTTTAAGGTGTCCAATTAACTGTCCATTACAAAACTCAGCAAGGTTTTCAGGTTTAGCAATTTTGGCAAAAGATGCTGCACAAGTAGCCACATCCCTAACAGTAGCTACGATTCTTACAGGTGATCCTAAGACTTCACCCATTGTTTTTTGAATCTGCGGTGCTACCCAACCCCTAGACTTGTCAACAGTAATCTTGCCATCCTCACGCACAGGAATTAACTTCCTAAGTGTTTCGTAAAGATGTTCGTTAGTCTGTTTTTGACCCTTAGTTGATGGGTTATTTTCCCATGTTTGAACCACAGCACCAAATATATCAATAAGTCCTGATGTTGGAGTTACATGGATGTCGTTTCTTTGGTTTAGCAAAGCAGCTAAAACAGTAGAACCTGAACGGGGAAGTCCTGATAGAAAGTACATTATGATGTTATTCCACCACTTGTATTTATACCTGCGCCTATATCAATCCAAGCAGATGAAGAACCAACTTGAACAGGTGAACTAATATTGGGTGTACTATTTTGTCCTAATTGTCCATAACCACCATAACCCCAAGCCCATATAGTTCCATCTGTTTTTGAACACATTGCAAAATTTCTACCAGCAACTGGAGCAGCCCAATTAGTCAATGCGCCAATTTGTTTTGGAGATGAGTAAGCAATGTTATTGCTATTTAAACCTAATTTACCAGAGCCACCAGCACCCCACGACCAAAGAGTTCCGTCAGTTTTAGTACATAACATAAACTGATAACCAACGCTAGGAATAGCCCAAGAAGTTAATGCGCCTACTTGAACAGGGGAAGAAAGATAAGTTAAATTATTTTGACCTAATTGACCTGACTCATTCCTACCCCAAGTCCAAAGCGTTCCGTCAGTTTTAACACAAACAGAAGATAGCCTACCTATATCTGGCGTTTTCCAATTGATTAATGCCCCGACTTGAGTTGGAGATGACCTATTTACTGTATCTCCTAAACCTAATTGTCCATAAGAATTATCACCCCAAGTAAATAATTTACTATCTTTGTCAACAGCTAAAATAGCAATACTTCCACTAACATTGTTGCCTTTGGCTACTGCCCAATTTGCACCACCAAGTACTTGAACAGGAGAAGAACGATTAGTAGTGTTTCCTGTTCCTAAACTACCATAACTATTAAATCCCCAAGACCACAATGTATCATCTGTTTTAAGACACATACTTGTAAGACTGGCAACGGTTGGTGTTTTCCAATTAGTCAACGCTCCAACTTGTACAGGTGATGAACGATTAATAGTGTCACCTAAACCTAATCTGCCACTATCGTTATAACCCCATGACCAAAGTTCTCCTTTGGAATTAACTGCTAAAGTTTGGTTGCTTGTGCTAACTTTTGTCCAAGTTGTTGAAGTACCTACTTGAACAGGAGAAGAAAAATTAGTTGTATTATTTTGTCCTAATTGCCCAAATTGATTCCTACCCCACATAAACAATTTACCACCAATATCAACAGCGGCAGTTATAGCAAATAAGAAATTACGAGAACCAAACATTATCTGATTCCTTATGAAAGGTTTTGAATAGCACTACCAAACCAAGAAGTACCATCTGCTATAAAGCTGATAAGGTCTACTGCCGATGCTGTGGCTGTGATTGTAGGTGCTGTACCGCCAGCAAATTTAACACCTGTAAAAGTAGCAGTAGTCATGCCTGTAGCTGCTTGGGTAAGTTTTAGGATAAACGATTTTCCAGCAGTTGCTGTAGGCATAGTAAAGGTGCAAGGTGTAGAAGCAGTTAGTGTAGCAGTTTGAACTGTACCTGTAGTAATTGTAAAGGTATGCGATGCACCGACTGTACCAATTGCTACTACTGTTTCTGTAAAGCCTGTAAGAACAGGGGTTGTTAATGTTGGAGTATTGCTCAACACTACACTAGTAGAGCCTGTAGAGGAAGTAACTCCTGTACCGCCACGAGCTACTGCTAAAGTACCGCTAGTAATAAGACTTGCATCTGTACCAACACCAGAAAACGATAGAACACCAGAACCATCTGTTATCAGTGCTTGACCATTTGTTCCGTCAGCAATAGGTAATGAAAAGGTTACACTATTGGAAGTATTACCAGACTGTAAAGTAGTTGTCCCAGCACCACCAGCATTCCCTTGAATTTTTAAGTTGCTCATATTAATTCCTTAATTTAAAATTAACCATCTTTGACCTGTACCTACTGTAGCAAATATTCCGGTGTTTATTGTTATTGGTCCAACCGCTAGTGCATTTTTAGAAGCAGTAACAGTATAGTTTGTTGTAATAGTTTGAGGATTTTCTAATATGTCAGTAATACCTAAATTAGTTCTAGCAGTAGATACTGAATTTAAATCAGAAAGATTATTCGCTATTAACAATACACCAGCAGCAGATACATAAGCAGCTACCCATGCTGAGCCAGTATACACATTCATTACATTCGATGCAGTATTGTAGTATAAAGCTCCAGTTAAAAGAGCATTACCGTCGTTGTCTAGTGTAGGGGCAGTAGATTTAGGACCTAAGTATCTATCATCAAAGTTATCATAAGCAGATAAAGCAGAATCACGAGCAGCCTCAGCAGCA